TTGGCTTTCAATATTTTCGGACAAAGAAAGATATTTATTAAATATAGGACGCATTTCTTTTTCGTAATTCAAGTTTTTATCTGTTGAATCATATTTAAAATGCCAATTATGTTCTTTTTTTAGCTGACCCCACTGAGAATCAGTTCCTCCCAAATGAAGATATTCAAGCCAATTTTCGTATTCGGTTAATGCAAAATTAGGTTCAAATGAGATTTCTTTTGAAAGAGATTTTGAAAAAATTCCCATGTATTTGCCTCGATTTCTTATTAGTTCCAAAATTCCATCACCTGTAGAGATGGAACAAATCGGATTGCATAATTATCTATTGTAACAAGATTCTCTCCATATTTTCTGCTGTAGCATTCCAGAGCTTCTTTCAAATATTCTTCTGTTACCTGCAGGTACTCAGCCATCTCGTAGAGAGAACGGCAGTGGTGTTTATAGCATTCGACGATGCCGATCAGACCGATCTGCATGTCATATCCGCGGAGACGGGCACGGAGTTCCTGTTTTCTATTCTGAACAATATCCTGATCCATAATATCCCCGTAACTTGTATAATGATGCCCTAACTCTTCAGCGAGAACACAGGATTTTTCTATAGAGGAAAGTTTTTTTTCTATAGCTATATTTCCTGCATAATAAAATCCTTTTAATCCAGATACTTCTGATAAATCAAGTTCCACAATATTCAAATCATTATGTGATTTTTGCATTTCTTCATAAGTCAAAAGAATCACTCCTTCGGCCGCGCTGCAATAAGCAATTTTTTGTATTCTTCAATTTTCTGTAATTCTTCAGGGGTAAAATTATCACCATCTTTATGTGCTGCAACAGTGTCATCCCAACCCATTAAATAAGATGGCGTGCATTCGAATATACGTGCCATTTCCTCAATGGTAGAACGCTTTATATTTTCAACACGACCATTTTCGTATTTTGCAACAGCGGATTTTTTTAATCCCAGTTTTTCGGCGAGTTCTTCTTGAGTTAAATTATTTTCCAAACGACATTTTTTGATCCTGATTGCCATTGTACACATATGTAGCACCTCCTTAAAGTGTCTTAATTTTACTACATTTTTGGCGATAATGCAATAAAAATCTTAAAAAGTGTCTTAAAAAGATAAAAAAGTGTATTGACATGGCGAAATAGCTATGTTATTATCTTGGTGTCTTGAAAAGACACAAAGGAAAAGAGGTGAAAGAAATGAATAAGAAAAAATTGGAGTCACTGATGAAGCTGTTTGATGATACTGGGCAGACATTGGCAGAATATCTTGGTATTGCGCGGCCTACTTTTTCAAATAAGTTGAATGAAACAAGAGGTGCGGAATTTACGCAGGGTGAAATACGAATGCTGAAAGAACGATATAATCTGACAGCGCAGGATGTGGATGAAATTTTTTTTGATTCAAAAGTGTCTTAAAAAGACACAAAGGAGGATAATAACATGGGAAAAATATTGATTCCTATTAATTATGATGGGAAACAGCCAATGGTATCTGCAAGAGATTTGCACGAAGGACTGGAAATCAAAACAGCGTTTAAAGATTGGTTTCCACGTATGGTGGAATACGGTTTTACATCAGGTAATGATTTCAACCCGCTCAAAAATGAGCAGGTTCGATTAGAAGGGAACCGTGAGGTTAAAAGAGAGATTCTTGACTATCAGATTTCCGTGGACATGGCCAAACAGATCTGCATGATCCAGCGATCAGAGAAAGGCAAGCAGTACCGTCAGTATTTCATTGATCTGGAGAAAGCCTGGAACACTCCGGAGCAGATCTTTGCCCGCGCCCTGAAAATGGCAGATCAGAAGATCGAGAAGCTGAAAGAAACTAACGCTGGTCTGCTGGAGGATGTCGAGCGTATGAAGCCAAAAGCGATCTTCGCCGATGCCGTTTCAACCAGCCAGACATCTATCCTGATCGGCGACTTGGCGAAGCTCCTGCGTCAGAACGGCGTGGACATCGGACAGAAGCGTCTCTTCGAGTATCTGAGAAACCATGGATACCTGATCAAGCGAAAAGGTTCCGACTGGAACATGCCAACGCAGAAGTCTATGAACATGGGGCTGTTTGAAATCAAAGAGAGCACACACATCGACGGAAATGGTTGCAACATCGTAACCAGAACGCCGAAGGCAACTGGGAAAGCACAGATCTACTTCGTGAATAAGTTTGTAGGAGGGATGAGCGATGACGATAACGGAGTGTAACAGTCCGGTAGCTGAGAACATTGCACGGATCATCGCTGAAAAAGGGCTGAAGCAGGTACATGTTTCTGAAAAGGCCGGATATAGCGCACACGGGCTGAGCGATATGCTTAACGGACGGAAGCTGATTAAAGTAAGTGATTTAGTCCGCATCGCGGCGGCACTTGATGTTGATGCAAATTCTCTTTATGGAATTTAAACAGAGGAGGAATAGGGTATGAATATTGCCGATAAAGAAATTTCTGAAATTCAAATCTTGACAGACAATAATGAATTAATCGCAAGCATTACGGATAAAGACATCATTGAACTTGATGGATATAAAGTTGTATGCGTGCCGACTAATGATGATTAACCGAGGTTATTGTTACGGGTTTTGTCAGGATTGGATACCGGTGTTGCAACACCATTGATTGTCCTAACATGATAATCGTCGTAATTTCCTTGACGTATTTGTCTTACAAATTGTGCACGGGTCATATCCTGACCAGTATAGTTGTCGTGAAATCTTTCGTTTCGACCAGTATTCGATTCGTGAGTAACAGTAATGTGTTTTCGCATGATAAAAATCCTTTCTGCGGCACGCATAAGCAACCAGATAGCATTTTACTACAAATATGTTAATGAGTCAACATAAAGTATGGAAAAATATGTTCGACACAATATATAGACAAATGCTCAAAAAAAGTCCCACAGGAAGGACCAGTTCCCATGGGACGAATACAAAAAAAACAATTTGCAACTACATAATAGCTCAAAAATGGTTATGAATCAATAGAAAATCATTACGGAGCCGGGTTGCATACGATAAGGAGATAAGGAAGAGGTGATGCCTTATGAAAGAAATCATGGTTGTTACTCGGATCACGATCGGAGGACAGCAGTATACAGCAGAGGAACTCGGAGAAGAAAAAATAAAAGAGATCGTTCGCCAGCGGATGGAAGCCGCGGTGGAGTCGATGGGGTATGAAAGGACGCAGAAATGAAGAGATCAGATAAAGCGGCGCTGGCGGTCGGCGCGGTTGGTACATGGATCTACATCGGCGGCGTGGATTCGGATCTGTGGGGCCGCGCCGCCCTGGGAGCAGGAATGTTTCTTCTTGCGCTCGCGGCAAAGAAAATCGGCGATTATGTCGAAGCGTGCCGCGAGGAGCAGGCAGAGCGGGAAGAGGAGCGCCGGGACGAGGTATTTGCGGCGTGGGTCCGGAGCGGATCGCTGAAATAAAATATCAAAATACGAAAGTGAGGAATAATGATCAATGGTTCAGATGATCAGACTGAAAAGCCATGAAGAATGGCTGAAGCACCGGGAACGGATCGGTGGGTCAGATGCGGCGGCGATTGTCGGGATGAATCCCTATAAAAGCAACGTTGAGCTGTGGCAGATCAAGACCGGGCAGGTGGTTCCGGAAGATATTTCTAATAAGCCGTATGTTAAGTACGGGACTGAGGCGGAGCAGTATCTTCGGGAGATGTTCAAACTGGATTTCCCGGAATATCAGGTTGAGTACGTGGATAACAATATGTTTTTCAATGATAAATACCCGTTTGCGCATGCGTCTCTGGATGGCTGGCTGACAGATCAGGACGGCCGCCGGGGCGTATGGGAATGCAAAACAACGCAGATCCAGCATCCCGGGCAGAAGAGAAAATGGGATGGCCGCATCCCGGACAACTATTATATCCAGATTTTGCACTACCTGATGGTAACGGAATTTGATTTCGTTGTTCTGAAGGCTCAGTTGAAATACGACTTTGGCGAAAATGTTTTTCTTCATACTAAACACTACAAAATAGAGCGGGCGGATGTAGAAACTGACATTCGATATCTGGAATCTGCAGAACGGGATTTCTGGAAACAGGTACAGGAAAGAAAAAGACCGGCACTTATTCTGCCGGAATTATAAAAATAAGACAAGGAGCACAGAAAAATGGAACTGAAAATGCATGAGTATCAGCTGCCGGAAAAGATTCTTTTCAACTATGAAGAATTAAAACGGGAGCTGACCGAAAAAGTATCACACTACGAAACACTGGTTTATACCGATGATCAGATTAAGGAGGCCAAAGCAGATAAGGCAGCGCTGAATAAGCTGAAAAAGGCTCTGAATGATGAAAGAATCCGTCGTGAAAGAGAATACATGGCTCCGTTCGCGGACTTCAAGACCAAAATTAATGAGATTATTGGCATCATCGACAAGCCTATCGCAGTTATTGATACGCAGGTACGTGCCTACGAGGAACAGCAGAAAGAAGACAAGCTGAAAAAGATTAAGGAACTGTGGGGAACACTGGCGATTCCGGAAGGGCTTACGTTTGAAAAAATCTACAGTCCGAAGTGGCTGAATGTATCTGTTTCGATGAAATCCATCGCAGAGCAGATGAATACCGCGATTGAGAAGTTCCATCAGGACATGGCCACGCTTTCAAATCTGCCGGAATTTGGCTTTGAAGCCCAGCAGGTATACATTTCCACTCTTGATATCAACAGGGCGCTTGCTGAGGGTCAGAGAATGGCTCAGGTGCAGAAGCAGAAAGAAGCATATGAGGCAGAGCAGAAACAGCGCAAGGCAGAGGAAGAAGCCAGAAAAGCGACAGAAGCGCTGGAAGTTCCGAAGCTTTCAGAAGGAACCGGTGTGCCGCCGGTTGAGGCAGAATCCGCTGTTGAAACCGTGAAAGAGGCAGTGGAGCAGGCCATTCAGGAGAAAAAGCAGTGGGTTGCCTTCCAGGCGCTGCTTTCAACGGACGATGCAATCGCATTGAAAGCATTCTTTGATTCAAGAAACATTGAGTTTAAACCGATTTAAGGAAAGAGAGGATAAAGAGTCATGGCAGTACAGAACAGTTTACAGAGATCAAGAGGAAACCAGAGATTAGGCATCTCGGCGTATCTGACCGCGGATGCGGTTAAGAATCAGATTAATCAGGTAGTAGGCGGTAAGGATGGACAGCGCTTCATTTCCGCCATCGTTTCGGCGGTCAACACAAACCCGGCACTGCAGGAATGCACGAACCAGTCGATCCTCTCCGGTGCACTCCTGGGCGAGTCACTGAAACTTTCACCTTCGCCGCAGCTTGGCCAGTATTATCTGGTGCCATTCAATGACAAAAACAAGGGCAAAGTGGCGCAGTTCCAGCTCGGATACAAAGGATATATTCAGCTCGCCATCCGTTCCGGTCAGTATAAAAAGCTGAACGTCCTTGCAATTAAGGAAGGTGAGCTGATCCGGTTCGATCCGCTGAACGAGGAAATCGAAGTGCGGCTGATCGAAGACGAAGAGGAGAGGGAACAGGCCAATACCATTGGCTATTATGCCATGTTTGAGTATACCAACGGATTCCGGAAAGCGATCTACTGGTCGAAACGGAAAATGGAAGCTCACGCACTGAAGTATTCCAAGGGATACCAGGCCAAGAAAGGGTATACCTTCTGGGAAAAAGATTTTGACGGTATGGCATACAAAACCATGCTGCGTCAGCTGATCAGCAAGTGGGGAATCATGTCGATTGATATGGCATCCGCGATTGATTCCGATATGGCGGTTATCAACGAGGACGGCACTAAAGATTATGTTGACAATGACGCTACTGTGTTTGATATGGAACCAGCGCAGGAAGCTACGCCACAGCAGAGTCAGCCTGAACCGGCAGTACCTGTAGATGCAAAAGCAGCGTTGTTTGGAAATAACTAAAAGAGAGGGAACCAACGATGAATAAAGTGGAATTACAGAATCTGGTAGGTGGACAGCTCCAGGAGAAATTTGAGCGGGCTTTTGAAAGCGTGATTGAGAATCTGCAGGACCCGAATACCTCGTTCAAAGTAAAAAGAGGAATCACGATCAAACTGAGCTTCACGCAGAACGAGAACAGAGACGATGTGTCCGTGTCTGCGCAGGTAGTCGAAAAACTGGCACCACAGCAGGATATGAATACAAAATTCTACATCGGAAAGGACCTGCGCACCGGCGAGGTGTATGCCGAAGAATACGGAAAGCAGATCCGCGGTCAGATGAGCCTGAACCTGAACGATTCCAAGGCTGAAAAGCAGACTGAGGTAGTGGACGGCACTGTCGTGGATACTGAGACAGGCGAAATTTTAAGTGGAAAAAATGAAAATGTTGTTGATTTCAGAAAGGCTGCCAAGTAGGCAGGGGAGGTAAATAGTCATGATTAAAGAAGCATTACAGTACATCGTAGGACTTGGAAAAGCAGAGGAACACATGATCAACGGAGCTTGCTATTCTGACAAGCCGCTGCATCGAATCGATACATATTACCCGAAGGCGGATGCCATCGAAATGCATACGCTGACAAGTCTCGTGGATTATATCAAGTCCGAAGTGGATGATATGCCGCCGCGAATGATCGTGGAAGTGAAAAGCCCGACTGAAGTGGAACTGTATTCCCAGCTGGATCCCAATCGCGATCGTGAGAGCCTTGTAGTGGCGAGTGCAAGAGTTCCGGCCTTCGAATTTGACCGTTTCGTGGAGCATGAGAAATTCTGCATTAACCTGCAGTCTAAGTTTTTAAAAAGCGATGACCGTGAGCTGATTCTGAAGTTTGCCGGAACGGTAGAGGCAGGAAGTGTTTCGGAGTATGGGGATGATGGAGTGACGCAGAAAGCAACCATTAAAACCGGTCTGGCATCCAAAGGTGATGCGATCGTGCCGAATCCTGTGTGCCTGCGTCCATACAGAACATTCCTTGAGGTAGAACAGCCGGAATCTGCATTTGTTTTCCGCATGAAGCAGGACAACTATGGCAGCGTAATGTGTGCCGTTTTCGAGGCGGATGGCGGTGCCTGGAAGATGGATGCAACCCAGGCAATCAAGGAGTATTTGCAGCGAGAGCTTGATGGAATGCCACAGTTTACCGTTATTTCATAACATACGATAAAAATCTCACCCGTGCAGCCGGAAAATGACTGCACGGGGCAGATAGAAAGGATAGATACATAGTATGAACAAAGTAATTCTGATAGGCCGTCTGTGTGCAGATCCGGAAGTGAGATATTCACAGAATCAGAACCAGACCGCCGTTGCACGGTATCGTCTGGCAGTGGATCGGAGATTTAAGAGGGAAGTGGAGCAGACTGCAGACTTCATCAGCTGTGTTGCATTTGGAAAAGTGGCAGAATTTGCTGAGAAATACCTGCGCCAGGGAACAAAGATTGCCATCACCGGCCGGATCCAGACCGGCAGCTATACCAATAAGGACGGTCAGAAGATCTACACGACAGACGTAGTTGTAGAAGATCATGAGTTTGCAGAAAGCAAGGGCGCAAGCGCTGGGAACAACGGAAATACACAGCGGGCGGCGGATTCGGATGGG